TGGATATAGTCCCTGATTTGTTAGATTTGATTGAAAAATCATTTCAGAATAAATTTAAAAAAGATGAAAAGATAAAAAAACTTGAAACTCTTTTATTCGAAAAGAAAAGTAATCATATGAGCTCTAATGAATACGCTATGAGGTTAGGTGATATTTTATCTGAGTGTTATCTGGAAAATATATCAGAAGGGATACTTCCTAATGATACTATGTATTATAATATTGCTAAGCGAATAATAGAGCCTACATTGAGAAAAAACTATGAATTGGTATCAACATATGCCTCAGACACTCAAACGAGTTTAAACAGGCAAGCTGGCTTAAATATTAAGGGTTTAAAACCAGAGATTAATCAAGACAGAATTGATGGTATTATAAACAGAGTTAGCGAGGATAAATTCGATAAAACAAAATGGGTGTTAAAAGAGCCTATAGCAAATTTCACTCAAGCTGTTGTTGATGATACAGTTAAAACTAATGCAGAATTTCATAGTAATTTGGGTCTATCTCCAAAGATTGTAAGAAAAGAACACGGAAGCTGCTGCGATTGGTGTAAAAAACTAGTTGGATCGTATAATTATGATGATATCAGCAATACTGGAAATGATGTGTTCAGACGTCATAGGCATTGTAGATGCACTGTGGAGTATGTTCCTGATAAAAAAACTAGACAAAATGTGCATACTAAAAGAAAGCGTAATTCTAATTTTAGTAATGAAAGAATTCAAAAAGCACAAGAATTACAGGATATCAGAGCGTTAAACAGGCATGAGGATTCATTGCAGTATAAACAATATATTTCTGTGTTAGGAAAAGATAAAATGCCCAAATCTTTAAGCGCCTTTCAAAAACTGAAATATGAGAATATTGAAGAATATGAGAAATTAAAGGATCACGTGTTTATTCAAAATAATTTCAATAAAGGGATATGGAAAGATAAGGTTAATTTTGATAAACAGAAAAGACATATGCTATCAACAGTTGGAGATAATAAAAGTTATTTTTATGATGACATAGATGTAAAAAAGTTGTATAATGATTACAAGATGACTGGTCGTATTGAAAAAGACAGAAATGGCAAGAGAAAAAGTACAGAAAAAATTACGTTAAATGAAAAAAAAGAATTAGGAATAGATTTTTATACCAAGCGATCAATAAATGCTATGACTATACATTATGGCAAAACAGGTGTTCACTTAGTTCCTACATTTTTTGATACAGGAGAATAAATATGTTGCAAAAATACAATAATAAATTAGTTAAAATAACAGATATAGATAATCAGATGTTTTCTGGAAGGTGCCTATACGAAAATAGAGAAGACTTTGAAGAGGAATTTGATGGATTATCAGTAAAAACAGATAGTGGTTGGATTAAACTACTTGAAAATGAAATCAAATCGATAGAAATATTAGACTAATTAAGCACACTAACTAATTACAGTTGTAATAGATTAGAGGTGCTTTTTTAGTGCAAAATTTTAGGAGGGGTAATGACAAGACTTGGTAATCAAAATCCAACAACAGCTGTTTTATTGCCCTACAAAAAAACGCACGGAGATTGTGCCATTGAATGGTACGAAAAATCTGGGAGAAAGGCTCAGCAATGGCAGAAAAACTTAATTAATCATATATTGGCCATTAATGATGATGGCTTATGGACTCATACAAAATTTGGTTTTTCTCTTCCACGTCGTAATGGTAAAAATGAGGTTGTTCTTATCCGTGAGTTATATGGTCTCTTAAAAGGTGAGGAAATGCTCCATACAGCACACAGAACTAATACATCACATACCGCTTGGGAGAGAATTATTAAAGTGCTGGAGTCTATGGGTTATGTCAATGATGAAAATTTTACAACTTTAAAAGCTAAAGGAAATGAAGAGATAAGATTTGTTGACGGCGGTGTTTTAAAGTTTAGAACAAGAACATCAACAGGTGGTCTTGGTGAAGGATATGATCTACTTGTTATTGATGAGGCTCAAGAATACACCGATGACCAACAATCTGCTCTTAAATACGTGGTTACTTCTAGTAAAAATCCACAGACGGTGTTTATAGGAACACCACCAACTACAGTATCAGCCGGTACTGTTTTTTTAAATATGAGAAACAATGCTATCGATGGTGGTAGTAAAAACACAGGCTGGGCTGAGTGGGGAATTAATGAAGAATCAGATGTTAACGACGTAGAGCTTTGGTATAAGACAAATCCATCTCTTGGTACGATATTTACTGAAAGAAGTATTGAGGATGAGATTGGTACGGATGATTTAGACTTTAATATTCAGCGTTTAGGTTTATGGATTAGATATAACCAAAAATCAGCAATTACTCAAAAAGACTGGGATTCTGTTATGGCTCCAAGTTTACCTGCTCTTACTGGTAAGATTAATGTCGGGATTAAGTATGGTAATGATGGCAAAAATGTAGCTATGGCTATTGCTATAAAGACATTGTCGGGTAAAATCTTCGTTGAAGCTATTGATTGTAGGAGCATTCGTATTGGCAATGGTTGGATTATTAATTTTTTAAGACAAATTGATTATGAAAATGTAGTCATAGATGGTGCTAGTGGTCAAGAGATTTTGAAAAAGGAAATGGATAGTTTCAAGCTTATTAAACCTATTTTGCCTACGGTCTCAGAGATTATTGTTGCAAACTCAAAATGGGAGCAAGCAATATTTACAAAAACAATATTGCACAAGGATCAAGCTAGTTTAACTGATGTTGTGACTAATTGTTTGAAGAGAAATATTGGTAGTCATGGTGGATTTGGGTATAAGTCGCAGTTTGAAGAAAATGATATTTCCTTAATGGATGCCTGTATATTGGCACATTGGATATGTAGTGAAAAAATAGAAAAGAAAAAACAAAAAGTTTGGTGTTAGTAGTCTACTATTGTAGACTATTTTTTAATACAAATTTCCTCGTAAGAGAGGCTAAATCGAGAAAGGAGAATTGGATAATGGGAGAATTTAAACCTATTACAACTCAAGAAGAGTTTAATTCTGCAATTGCAGAAAGACTCAACAGACAAAAAGAAAGCATTTTGAAAGATTATAGTGACTACGATGATTTAAAAAAAGAAAATGAGTCACTAAAGCATGAATTATCAGATACTAAGTCTGTATTAGAAAAAAACAAATTAAATTCTGATGAGTTCAACTCAAGGATTGAAGAATTACAAGGAAAGATTAATTCTTACGAACTAAAGAATTTAAAAACAGACATAGCCTTAAAAAACGGCATTCCTTACGAGTTGGCCGGTAGACTTGTAGGAGATACAGAAGAGGATTTGATGGAAGATGCAAAAAATTTATCAAATATGCTAGTAAGAAATGAACCTGTAGCGCCACTTGCAAGTGTGGAACCTATAATCGATGATGAGGATTCGGCTTACAGGAATTTAGTTAGAAATTTAGATTTACAAGGAGAGTAAAATGGGAAAAACAGAATTACAAAGAGGAGAATTATTCCAACCACAATTAGTAAAAGATTTAATCAATAAGGTTAAGGGAAAATCGTCAATTGCACAAGTTTCAGGTCAAACTCCAATTCCATTTAATGGATTGAAAGAATTTACTTTCACCATGGATAATGAGATTGATGTTGTAGCTGAAAATGGAAAGAAATCACACGGTGGTATATCTTTAGATTCTATAAAGATTGTTCCAATTAAAGTTGAATACGGTGCTAGAATTACAGACGAGTTCATGTATGCATCAGAAGAAGAAAGAATCAATATATTAAAGGCATTTAATGATGGATTCGCAAAAAAACTTGCTAAGGGTTTGGATTTAATGGCTATGCATGGTATTAATCCTAGAACTGGTCAAGCTTCTACTGTTATTGGGGCAAATCACTTTGACGCAGCAGTAAGCCAAAAAGTTGTATACGATGAGGCGAATGTTGAGGATAATATCGAAACTGCTATTGGGCTAGTTCAAGGTAGTGAAGCTGATGTGTCAGCAATGATTGTTGCACCACAAGTAACTACTGCATTATCAAAAATAAAAGTAAATGGTGTTAGACAATATCCTGAATTGCGTTTCGGAGCAAATCCTGGCAACTTGAATGGATTAAAAATTGACATTAATAAAACTGTTAATGCTAAACCATCAAAAGATGTTGCAATCCTAGGAGACTTTGCTGGATCATTTAAATGGGGTTATGCAAAACAAATTCCACTTGAAGTTATTCAATATGGTGATCCAGATAACTCAGGTCGTGACTTAAAAGGATACAACCAAGTTTATTTAAGAGCTGAAACTTATTTAGGATGGGGAATCTTAGATGCTTCTGCATTTTCTAGAATTGAGGCTGCTGAATAATGATATTAATTAATACTAAAACAGGAGGAGTGTTAAGCTCCTCTTCTGTTGCTATGGGAGGATTTTGGGTAGAAAAAGGAAAAGAAATCACTGAAGAAAAGAATGAAGAAGTGATTGAAACAAAATCTGACCAAACAGAAAACCAAACAGAAAATCAAGATGATAAATCGACGATTACAAAAAAAGATATCATGCAGGAGCTAGATGCACTTAAGATTGAATACGACTCTAAGATGACAAAAGATGAGTTATTAAAATTACTTCAAGGGTAATATTATGAAAGAATTTGCAACTGTAGAAGATGTAATGCTTTTATGGAGACCTCTGCAAGATGAAGAAATGGATAGGTGCAAGGCTCTTTTAAAAACAGTGAGTGATATGCTAAGGTTAGAGGCAGAAAAAATGCAAATCGATTTGGATAAGAAAGCCGAAAATGAAGTATATCTAAGCGTTTTAAAATCAGTTGTTACTGATATTGTGTCAAGGACTATGATGACTGCTACTGAAGGTGAACCTTTGAGTA